ATATATAGGTAGTAATGCATTACTTTAATATAAAAACACCGCATAAAGGCTTAGAGGCTCTCTTATATAAAGATTTATTTATTAAGGGCATAAAAAAAGGCGGTAATAATACCGCCCTTTATTGGTTGAATTAATATTAATTAATAAGATCTTTTAATAAGTGTTTATGCTCAATTTCATCAATATGAACTCTTTCTTTATTGTTAAGAATAATAATATCTCTTATTAATTCTCTATCTAGGCTATCCATGTCAAAAGGAATATTTACCTTTTTTAATCTAATCTTAACCGCTTCATCAAATAACATTTTTAAGTCAATGTCTCTATCTATGCCATCACTATCACAAAAGATAGAGTATTTTAAAAGCGGATATATTCCGTCTTTTCCGTAAAAGTCCCTAAAATAATTATAAAAATCATTCATTATTCACCCCTTATTAATTTTAATTTATGCCCTTGATTGGTTAGGCGGTTATATTTGTCTTGCATAGTTGCAAGGCATGAACCCCTAAAGGCTATAAAGCCTTTAAGCGTTCCATTGTTTATTATTAGTTTGTATCTCATTATTGCCCTCTTTAATCTTGATAGTAATAACCTTTATTAGCTATATAATTTGAAGCTATGCCTTGTCCGTGTGCTTTAACGTCTTTTTTTAAGCATCCTACCTGTTTAATGTGCTTAATCTTTTTATGGTCAAAAGTAGATATGTTTAATGCCTCTCTTATTACATGCTCTGAATGGCTACCATATCCATACTGCATAGGGAATATATAGGTTAAATCATTCTCTATATCTTCTACTTGTGCTGAAAAATAGCTGTTACCATTCACACGATCACGCCAAACTTTAGTGACCGCTATATATAACGTCTTGCCTTTGTAGTATTTATTCTTTGGCTCATATACTTTTAATGAAACCATTCTATCTTCAGTGTTTATATGTACTGTTGGTTTAGTCATTGTTACGCCCCTATTAATATATTAACTAATGACTTGATGACCACTAGACCAACAAGCAAAACAAAACCAAAAGCTAAAGAATAATTAATTGCTTTAGTTCTTGCATTATCTACCGCGTTAATTCTAAACCTAATATTATTTTTATTATTCATGTTTATATTCTCCTTATAATGTTAAACATAACCTATTATATATAAATATATATTTATATGTCAACAATTATTTTTAATAAATATTTATTTCTTTTTTAATACCTTTATAAGCTGTACTTATAATACAAACATTATCATTTTCTTGTCATTCCCTTGATTTTTTCGCGTTGTTTCTTCTTGTCCTCTGAATCCCTTTGTTTATAGGCTTCTGAAACGCTAGGTTCTTCTGACCCAGTGGGTACGCAGGTTGCGTGATCGCATTATTTTTGTAGAGACAGAGCTGTAACATCAGCCGTATTTATAATATAAAAGTCTTTTTGTAATTGAGCTTTGAATGAAGTATATTTATACTTATGAGTATTAAGAAACCACTATAAAACTTGGCCACTAGAAAAGAACTAGCAGAGCATCTTGACCTGTCTCCTCAATCTATTAGCGATCTAATTGGAAAGGGTATATTTACTATCAGCTCAGGAAGATCGCCTGTTAATATAGATGTGTGCAGGGTTCAATACATAAACTATTTAAGAAAAGCTGCTAGATATACTAAAAAAGATGGTACAGGTGACATAGCAGAAGAGAAAACCAAACTTACTGCTGCTCAGGCTAGAAAGGCTGAACTTGAAGTAGAAATTATGGAAGGAAAGTTAGTGCCTATACAAGAAGTTGAGGAGTTTTTGGTTGAAAGGTTTTCAAACGCTAGAGCCAAATGGCTTGGCGTTCCCTCAAAGATTGCACATAAAGTAATTACAGTTGATACTTTTGCTGAAGCGGAACAAGAAATAAAAGAAGGAATATACGAAGGATTAAACGAACTGGCTAATGATGGAATACCTGAAAAATATAGAACGAGTGGTAGAGAGTACGAATCAAGTTTGGACTCCCCCACCCAATCTAAAGATTAGCGACTGGGCAGATAACTACAGAAGACTGTCTCCTGAATCATCTGCTGAGTCAGGTGTTTGGAGAACTGACAGAGCACCCTACCAAAGAGAAATCATGGACTCATTTAATGACCATGATATACAGCGTATAGTTTGGATGAAATCCTCTCAGGTTGGTGCTACAGAGATATTGTTAAATGTTATTGGTTATTACATAGATCAAGACCCTGCACCTATGTTGATTATGCAGCCTACACTAGCTATGGCTCAGGCGTTTAGTAAAGATAGGCTTGCTACCATGATAAGGGATTCTGAGAAGATAAGAGATTGTGTTAAAGACCCTAGAAGTAGAGATAGTGGTAATACAGTGCTGTCTAAAAAGTTTGTTGGCGGAAACCTTACAATGGTTGGGTCTAATAGTGCTGCTGGACTCGCTTCAAGAGCTATAAGAATTTTGCTTGCTGATGAAACTGACAGGTATGAGGCATCAGCAGGAGCAGAGGGAGACCCAATATCACTTGCAACCAAGAGGACAACTACTTTTTGGAATAGAAAAATATATTTATGCTCCACTCCTACAATAAAAGGACTTTCAAGAATAGAAACAGCTTTTGAAGAGTCTGATAAGCGTTACTACTATGTGCCATGCCCTGAATGTAATGAAAAACAAGTTTTAAAGTGGAAGAACGTAATTTGGGAAGAAAATAAGCCTGAGACAGCAGCTTATGCTTGCGAACATTGTGGTTCTATAATAAATGAGTCTAAAAAACAATGGATGTTAAAGCATGGAGAATGGATAGCTACAGAAAAGAAAACAGGAACAGCAGGATTTCATATATCAGAGCTATATTCTGTTTGGTCTACTTGGTCAGAAATGGCTATTAACTTTCTTGAAGCAAAAAAGAATCCTGAAATGTTAAAAACTTGGATAAATACATCTCTTGGAGAATCTTGGGAAGAACAAGGAGAAGCAGTTGAATATGAGACACTTCTTGGTAGAAGGTTAAATTATGACTACACAACCATTCCTGAAGATGTTTTAGTTCTTACTGCTGGAGTGGACACGCAGAAGGATAGGTTGGAGCTGCAATTGGTCGGATGGGGTAAAAATTATGAGGCTTGGGTGTGTGACTATAAGATATTTTGGGGAGACCCAAATGCTATGAATGTTTGGTCAGACCTAGACTCCTATCTTAAGAAAAGATTTAAAACTGAATCTGAGAGATTAATACCCATATCATGTTGTACTATTGACTCAGGTGGACATCATACGAACATGGTTTATCAATTCACAAAACCTAGACAGGCTAGAAGAATATTTGCTGTAAAAGGATTATCAACAGCAGGTAAGCCAATAGCAAATAGGCCAACATTTGTAGGTAAAAATAAGGCTGTTTTATACGGAGTAGGGTCAGATTCTGCAAAAGAAGCCATTTTTTCTCGTTTAGCTGCTGATAATGAGTCAACTACTTTACATTTTTGCTCTGATCTTGATGAAGAGTACTTTAAACAGCTAACAGCAGAAAAAAGAGTAACAAAGTTTATTAGAGGAAGAAAAAGTCTTGTTTGGAAACAAATAAGACCAAGAAATGAGGCTCTTGACACACTTGTATATAATTTTGCTGCTATATACATACTAAATCCTAATTATGACTCTATTGAGCAAAAAATACTAACAAAACAAGCAACACCAAAAGAAAACAACCAAAATAAGCCACAAAAAGGCATAAATAGAGGTAATTTTGCTACTTCTTGGAAGTAATTTGACTTTTCTTGCTAGGCATGTTGACTTTTTTACAGAAAACCATAGTGTAATATTAGATATATCTAAAACATTTATGAGGTTTTTGCTTGAGCAACAAATTTGATTCAACAAATTATCCACCCCAAGTGCCTACTGAGCTTCAGTTGGGAGACTTTTGGGCATGGAAAAGAGAAGATCTATCAAGCGACTATCCAGTAGCTTCTTATTCACTATCCTATGAGTTCAATTTAGTTGATGGTGCTACAGTTTCTAACTTTACAATAACAGCTACAGAGTCAAACGATACATATATCATTGAGGCCAGTAATACATCCTCATACGCAAAAGGCAATTACAACTGGGTTTCTTACATGACTAGAAGTTCTGACTCTGCAAGAGTTAAACTAGAAGAAGGTTTTGTAGAAGTTCAGGATAATTATGCAACTACATCTGCTTCAGTCAGAAGTCATGCAAAGATTGTTTTAGATAGCATTGAGGCTGTCATAGAAAATAGAGCAAATATTGATCAAGCATCTATGAGTATTGCTGGTAGATCATTATCAAGAATGTCCATAGACGAATTATTAACCTTTAGAGATAGATACAAGGCTGAATATCTAAAAGAAGTTAAACAACTAAGAATAAAAAATAATAGAGGGTCAGGTAAT